AAACTCTTTCTCACTAGCCCAGCCAGAGTCACTTACACAGTCGACCCACTCCACTCTGACTTTCTGAAAAGGTATATCAGGAGTTGTTTCAGTGTTGATAGCTTTACGTCTTTTTCTGGGCATGATATATATTTAGCATATGTATAGGGATCTAAAAAGTTTAAAACAATTCGTAACAAAACAAAACGTCTCGGGGTAGGCCATTCTGTATATACCTATAGGTGGACACTTTTTTCTGTCCACCTAAACATGATTTGTACCATGATTTGTCCACCCTAAAGTCAATAAAATCAATACTTCTAGGTCAAAAGTACAAAAGTACACTTTTTTTTGCTTAAAAAATAAAAAAATATTTTTCAAAACTTTCTAGATCCCTATAGTACTTCTCTTGCCTTAGTTTTGCCATAATGTAGCTCCATTACTGCCAACTTCTCCTCTGCATTTGACAGTGTTTCCAGTAACTTGTCTACCTCACCCGTGATATCTGGATGCTCTGGTATAATCAGCTCCTGCTCACTGTAACAATGTATTTTATACTTTGCGTCCTCAATCTCCGCTTTGTATTTTTTGGTTAGCACGCTCTTTAGCTTCTCGTTCATACTTCTCCTCCTTTTCTTTTAAAGTTTTTTCTAGTCTAGTCATAAGGTGCACCAGATTTATGCGTGTGAGAGCCTCTGCGGCCTTCACAGCTGCATTAAAATTGTCATCTTGATACTTCTTTACCTTATTTCTACTGTGTACTTCTGGTATTCCCCATCTAGTTTGATCCGTCATAGTTTCTTTTTCAACTCCTCTAAATACTCTTCGTTCTCTTTTTGAGTGTTGTGTTCCTCCTTCTCACTAAATTTTAGGTCATGATACATGTCCAATCTCTTCAAAAACTTATGTTTATATTGTCTTAATTCATGGTCCGTGATCCTAAATTCTTGGTAATATAGGTCAGGAGTACACATCATTATCACTCCTTGACGTATCTGTGATCCATGCACATAATCATGTGCCATGGCATATGCAGCAATTTGAAGATAATAATCTTCAATCCATTCCTTCTTCTTAGGTCTATTTGATTGTTTAAAGTCTACAATGCTTTCCAGGCCATTATGATTACAAACCAAGTCAGTAGACCCAGCGTATAGCCCAGGATAAAACAATGTGACTTCAGAACCGTAATACTCTTCAACAGGCGCAAGACCAATCTCAATAACTTTTTCGGCCATGGGCTTCGCCGCCTGTCCGAGTTCCGTAAGATCATCGTATCCAGTGCCTGTAATATAGGCTTCCAGGAACTTGTGCATGCTAGTCCCTCTCCGTGATGATAGATTCTTAATTCGTTCAGCTTCTTGTTCTCCAACTTTAGCCTTCCAATCTTTTATAAATTGTTGATCTTTGGTGGCGCCTAATATCGTAGTTACACTAGGAAGTCTAGAACCATTTACATCATAGAGCCGTGTTCCGTGGTCCTCGATCTGTGTACCAGTAACATACTGATATTTATTATTAAACTTTATCTGTTTACCAATGTTATGGTATTCTTGTATGTCTTTATCTTCCATCATCTTCATCATCCTTCATAACTTCATTAATTATAAAATAAGCAACAATCGCACCAACGATCAATGCACCCATACCAAATATAAACATACCTAGTCCGTGATAGAAACTCATTCAGCACTCATCCATAATTTATAAGCTTGTAAATCTACAACATTACCATTCATAATTTTACTATCACCATAGTGATCTATAATCTTTTGAACGCCTTCCATCTTCACATGTACGTATGGCCAGATTAAACGTGCAACTTGGTATGCGTCTCTAAATTGACAACGCCATCGCCATTGTTTTTTCCAACCAACGGTGTATGCAGTTTTATATCTTTTCTCTCCAACAGTTCCTACACCCAATACTTCATGCACCCAGGTCAAAACAGATTTATCAGTCATAGCCATCTCCATTCTAATAGACCAGGTAGGATATGCTTTCTTGTTATGTTTTCTCTTTCTCATGTATTGTTTGTAAGTAATACACCCCTCCCCATCAAAGAGTCCAGCTATGTATGCAATGTCAGTTTCCGATATCATTAATTAATAGTATGATCATCGTCAGGAACATTAACAATATTATCTTCCGATATGTATTCATAAAATTCTCCTTGGCTATCACACTCCCAACACTGATGTACTTCACTATTATCTCTAAAGTCTTTTGATGTATCACCAGTTGCTATTCTAATATAACCGTTACCTTGGCATATATTACAGATTAATTTAACTTTTTTTAAGTTTGCCATTTAACTTTTTCGCTTTCTCGTTTGCTATTGCTTCTATTGTTTTGGCCACGGATAATTTTGCATCGGGCAATATAACCTTCGACAACGTCTCCAAAACCTTATATGTTTCTTTTGATAGAGAAACATTTTTGTATTTACTCATGTCTGTCATTTGTGTTTCCTTTCATATTAATAACCCTTATATAGGTGATAATATAGGATTGTCAATGAAAATATTATTAACTTTAATTATGTGTTCTAGTGTGGAAAGTATTTGTTTACCACCGCACCCGTGGCCACAATTATTTAATGATAAATATGACTGCTTGCAGTTTGGATACCAAGAAGCATACAAAAAATTAGAGATTATTGGCAGAAAAGATGTCAACGAACACGGCATATATATTAAGTTTGACTGCCAACCATCAAATATTATTTGACATTTTTAATCGTAAATGATAATGCGTGAAGAATCTTCTCACCATTACCTACCCTTATTTTTCCCTCTCTCAAGGGTAGGTGTTTGTAATTTTGTCTGGATCTTGAAAGCATTGATAGCCGAAGAACGTACGACCTGAACCGTCATTCAATACCCATCTATTTATATCTTCAAAGTATGTAGATATTGCTTCTCTGTGTTGATCGCCAAAGCCTAGACACTCAAATAGTGTCATTCCTCTTGTAAACTCTAATACTTCCTTTACTATCAAACCTTCCTGGTTCAACAATAATAGTATAATGAAGTGCACTGGTTCTTCCATAACGCTCCTCTACTAATTTATTCCACTGATCCTTATGTTTTGGATCTTTGGTTTTGTTATACAGATTTGCGAGTTTGTCTAGTTGGTCTTGTGTAGTCTTTGACACTTGTCCCCCATTTCACAATGCTTTTAAATTTAGGTGCATGCAAATCCATGTTAACACCATATGGTTTCCATGCTTTTTTTACAAGATTTAATTCAAGCAATAGATTAGACCACTGTTTTGAAGTGATATCTCTTACTTTTATAGTTATTATTTTTTCTTTCATGCCTACAATGTAGGATTTTTTAGGATATTGTCAAGTCTATTGTGGACGACCTTGTCTATTGTATTTTTTTGTTTGTCTTTTGGCGTGTTTATTTAGTTTTTTAGAGTGACGTCGTGGACGTTTACGAGGCTTTGGTCTTTCGACAAATGCTTTAAATTTTCTCGCCATCTTTAAATAATTCTGTAAATTGTGTGGTTGATACTACATGAGGCAGATAACTTATCTTACCATTTATGTGTTGTTGTAAATCTGTGCCACAAGTAACACATCTATAAAACTCTCTTGCAATTGAAACTAACAAAGTTTCTTCTTCACAAGTTGGACATTTGCCATTAACTACCTCTGGTGTAAATCTCCAATAGTTTCTTTTCCCTGACATGGTTAATGTAGTATAATCTTTTTTATACTTTTTTCACCTAAATATATTTCTGTCTCTGCTTTAGTTTTTAAACATTTGTACGTGACGTTAGGTGTATACTGTCTCTCAGCATGACGCTTACCACGAAGGCATGAAGCCATATTTTTTTGTATACGGTGCTCCTTGATCTCTGCTCCTACAAACATAATTAGGGCCACTACATGCTCAATCATTGTAGTTCCCGTTTTTGTAGCCAAGATCTCTGTTGGCATCTTTTAATTTTTCAATATCTATCAATACCTTGTCCATTTGTTTTCTTAAAAATTCTATATTGACTTTGTTTAATGCCATAGATTCTATGTGTTTGTTTAATTTATCAGTAGTTTTATAAAGATCTTCAATCATCATGAATTGCTCTGAGTCTGCTGGTAATGAGCCTAGCTGTCCACGTGGCCATTTAATTCTAAACTCTGTATTCTCTATTAAATCTTGTTCCATTATCTGTAGCTTTGTATCTGCTATGTTAAGACGTTCTAAGATTTGAAAGTAGCCCATCGTTCCGAGTGCCACAATAATAATTAATGAGGCAACCGTCTTCATAGGCATTTGGACGGCTGCCTCTTCAGATATGTTGAGTGGTTTGTTAGACATAAATTACTTTGTGAATAACCATTTTACAAATCTTCTCCAGGGCCAACAAATTATGTCCCAGATTTTACAACAAATTCTTTTACATTTATCCATCATTTTTTTTCTCCTCTATCTCATAGAAGAAGTTATCAGTGTCTTCTGTTCGCCACTGTTGTGTATCTTCTACGTTCCAATAGTTAGTTTGAACCTTCCAATCAGGTATTTGGTCTTTCACCGTAAACGATGGTATATCCCAAATTAATCTATTGTTAGGTTGTGCCGCGTAGTTGCCATCATTTAATGCAAGTACGTGAGCGCACTTGTGTTCGTGCGGGATCTCAGAATGATCAGTATCTAATATATTAGGCTCTGGATGTGCAAAGTCAACAGTAAATAAGTAACGACCCCAGTGCCATTTTTTATCTTTACCGATGTATTTTCCTGATTGTGCTTCTAAAATATCCCAACTAGTAATAGCAGGATAATAACTAAAACAGTTCCAGAGCTGAAGCTCATCAAGTCGTCTCCTTGGGACGTCAGTAACTTTGAATCCACGTTGAATAAACGCCGTAATAGGGAGTCTATAAAAGACTGCACCGTTTTCCATGATAGCATGAAATAGTAAAGCACGCCCAGTAATACAGGTAACGCCGAAGATAATGCAGTCCTCAACTTCTCCATGATGTTTTTTAAGGTCATATAAATACTCTCTCCTAATTTGTGCGTATTCTACAGGTATGTTTCCATTTAAATAAGCCATAAATCCTCATTCTATTGTACCCCAATTAGGACCAGATTCATAGTCCACTTTGTTGGGCACTTCTAAGTCAACAGCTGACTCCATAATATCTTTTATTTTAGCAGCTTCTAACTCATTTGTTACAGATATATCAAGTTCATCATGCACTTGTATATGTGGTGTAATACCTTCTTTGTGTAGTTCTATCATCGCCTTCTTGGTCATGTCAGCTGCAGATCCTTGTATCAATCTATTCAAAGCTTTGTATGTGTAAGCTCTTTTGATCCCTGGTCCGTGTTCCGCGAGCGCCGCATCGTGAGTCAATGGTTTGTGTATACCGAATTGATTAGGCTCCCACAGGTGAAACCTACACAGTCTACCCAGCAGAGTACGTATCTGTCCACGATCCTGTGCTCTTGACATAACACTATCCATTAATTGTTTTACAAACGGTACACGTGAATGATATTGTTTAAATAAATCTTCAGCTGTCTCTTTGTTTACACCCAGCTCTGCTTGTAGTTTATTTTTACCCATACCATAAAACAAACCTAGATTGATTGTCTTCGCCTGGCTTCTTGGTATGTTGGCCATGTCAGCTACGATCTGGTGAAAGTCTACACTAGAATCATTGTAAGCATCTAATACATCTCCAACACCATACATATTTTGTAATGCTGCGTAGTGTACAACTAGTCTTGGCTCTTGTTGTGAGTAATCAAACACACCCCACTTCATACCCTCTTCTGGTATAAATAAACTTCTAATCATTGGTCCAAGTTCCTTGTTCCGTGCAGGTATTTGTTGTAGGTTTGGGTTAGAATAACTAAATCTACCTGTAACTGTGCCACCTACATCTGATCTTAATTGATTTATTTCTGCGTGTATTCTTCCTTTATGTGAGTGTTTTAATATGGTATCAATAAATGTTGTGTGCGATTTATTTATTTCTCTTGCACGTGCAATATATTTAACAACAGGGTGTGGGTGATTCTGTAAAAAATTTTTAGTAAAAGATGGAGAATTTGTTTTTTCGGTTCGGTCAAAGGGTAGTTGAAGTTTTTCAAAAACTTGCGCTATCGATCGAGCAGCCCATATTTGGGTATCTATTCCTGTTTCTTTTTTTACTTTTTGTAAGCACTCTTTTTCTTCTTTTAGTAATTTGCCTTTTAATTGATTTGCTGCTTCAACGTCTACACGCACTCCTAAAAATCTCATATCAACGAGGCAAGGAAAAAGTTCTGTCTCTAATTTAAATATATCTTCTATGTCTTGTGCGTAGATTTCTTTTTTCATCTCTTGCCACAACCCCAAAGTCATCTCAGCATCTCTTTCAGCATACTCACCAACATACATTGCAGGTAATTTATACATTTCAGACTTAGCATCTATGCCCCATTCTTTGGCTGTTTCGGCCAAAATAGACTCGTTTTTGCCCTTTCCGAGGTAATCCCGACCCATACTACCTAAATCGTAACGAAAGCGATTCTCGTCCACGAGAGAGCCAGCAATCATGGTATCTACGATCTGACCATTTATTTTTAGTCCTGCAGCTCTAATAAAGCATACATCGTACATAGCATTGTGGAATATCTTAACCGCAGGTGTATTTAATACACCCTGAAACCACTTTAGAACCATTCTAAAGTCCATGTTACCACCACCTTCATGTGCTATTGGATAATATCCAGCCCAGTCAGTTACAGCCACAGCGATACCAACTATATCACCTCTACCTGTAACAGATCCAGATCCCATAGTTTTTAACTCTGGGTCTTTAGTTTCTAAGTCAATTGCTATCTCATCATACTTTGATAAGTCAGGAAATTCAGTAGGTGGTAACCACTCTACTTGTGGTGAGAATAATGGTTTTTGTATCATGAGTAATCTCTCTCAAGTATCATTTCTAAATAATGTATTGCTTTCTTGATATCTTCTTCCTTCCCTTTTGACTGGTGCCTACAGATATATTTTATAGCATTACCCTCTGCAAAAAGCAATTTGTTTTCGTTTATAAAGTGTGCAGGCTGTATACGAAAATTTTTATAATGTTTCCCGCCTACCTGCTTTTCTAAAGAATCGTATGTTGATTCTTTAAAAATATCTTTGTTTGTCATAGATTGTATCCTTTGTATCTTTGTTTTGGTTCTATAATGTGTAGATGTTCCTTGGTCCGTGTTGCACCAACATAGAACAATCTATTCTCATCATCTGGGTTTTGTTCGTATGACTTCATTGTGTTTAAACTTAAATCTGTAAGCAACACAACATTCTCACACTCACCACCC